AAAAAAATAGGGCACCTACTTTTATAGTAAGTGCCCTTGTTTAATAATCAAAAGTTGTCTGCATATCCACCTTTATGCAGTAAGGAGATATTGGATCACCTCCACGTTATTTGCGTAACGCACCGGCAAGAAATAATGCTACGTTGCTAATAGCCCATGTATCACGTTGCCGGCGTAACCTTTGTTCTGTCTTTTTATTATTCTTTATTTCCGCTTTCAACTCGTTCAATGATACGGAGGCTGTTTCCAATGAGTTCGCCTGCTCGGTTATTAATTCCGATGCTTTCTCCAACTCTTGCCCCTGTTTCTCGTTGATAGTTTTGAGCTCGGCCAATTCCTTGCTCCGTTCTTCGTTGATAATCTTCAATTCGTTCAATTCGGTCGCTTGCTTGGCGGTTAAGGTCTGAGCCTCGTTCAATGACAAGTTTGAGCTCTTGATTAAGGCGTCTGCTTGTATCAAGTTCCCTTTGAGTTCGTTCCAACTTGTCAATGGCACGTTGATAGTTGCCTCTTGCGGTGAAGTAGCCGTCAATGAGTTGGCATGCACCAATGAGGAGCAACAAACAACCACAACCAATAATAAGCCGCTTAATAGTAATCTGAGATTTAACTGCTTTGATGTAGTTCGTGATTTTCTCATACATATATAGCCCCCATTATTTAGCCTAGATCATTCCAACGTGCTGCATAGCCTCGCACATCAACATGCACGAAGTCTTGATAGTAATAACAACCAATTCCGTCGGCCCCACATTCTTCGGCAATTTGAGCGAGATAATCAACGTCAATGCCATCGTAGGTTATGTCGGCGGCTGTACCCTCTACATGCTGAGAATTAGGCACGCCCCCTACTTCCTCATTATGTTCAGGGCAACGGTAACCACTATTGATATATAACGGAACCCCTAAACGCTCACGAATTGCGTCTAATAAGTCCACCAAACGCTTGTCAATGATATGGTCCAATTTATTATGTCCATTTTCATCGACCTCATGACGATGGCAACTGCAAGCGAATTCGTAATCATCAAAATATGTGCCAATTTTCATTATATGCACCTCCAATTAAAAATAGGGATACAATAATGCAGCCCTATATAAAAACCTTATTTCTTTAAAAGCATGTCAACTTTAGATTGAACCAAATCTAACAACCCTGTAATGGCAGTATTGCCACCGTCTCGTAGGTTCTCCAAAATGGAAAGAAATTCGACGCTAGCAAGATACAACCATACAAGATTGACTGCGAATGCGTAATTACCTGCCATGTAATCAAAACACCACGCACTCGCAGTCGCTAGGCAATATGTTAATACCTTTGTAATGAAAGGCTTACGCATATGTTTGGATGATATAAGCCCTTTCCCCCATGCAACTGGAATGGCTATGTATTTGTCAAAACCTCCGATATTCTCAGGGTTTGCCCCCATATCAACTAACATTTGATAGCCAATCGCAGACCACTTTGTGAATAGATCTAAAAACACTAGGCAAATGAATATGCCTAACACCTGTACGTGTTTAAGACCTAACATGTATATACCGACTTCCGCAACTACCGCAAGCAAGGCTTTAATAGCGAATGAGTCTGTCAGTGTTCGCCATGCCTCGCATAGAAAATCTGTTATTACTTGCATTGCGTTCACCTATTATAAATTGTCGATTGTATCGCCAGTATTTACATATTTGTGTTGACTGTCGGACCATTCAATTCGAGATGTTGCAAGTCTAACGTCAGAAGTGCCATATTCAATGCTACCAAGTTTAATCGGTGTACTGTACAAATCGTTATTTTCAAATGTAACATTTTTAGGATTATCAACTAAAACTGGAATATTGCCAATATAGTTGCTATTTACGTCTTTAACAGAGTAACTTCTACCGTACCAAGCACCAATTTTAAGAACAGTTGGACGACTAGCCTTGATTAAAATACTGTCAATCGCAGTCTTAGCACATTTACCCATGAATTTGAAATTATGCTCGAAATCACCGGTGAAATTAACAACATTAATTTCTAACGTACGACCAAATAACGCATATTTAACGCCATTTTCTTCATAAGTTTCATCTGGTGTTCTAGTATCTTCGTTGCTACCAGCGATTACTGTTTTGCCTACCTTTTCGCCAATAAAGTTGTGGTAAGTCAAATGAACATCATCAACGCCCAACGGTTCAATAGAAATGGATCCAGTTCCATTGTCGTCAATCTCGAACTGAGTTTCCATGCCTGCCACCTTAACAAAGTAATGAGGCTCACCCTCAACGGCGATAACACGTTGGCCTTTCAATACAGTGCCTACTGTCAACGGTTTAAATTCAGTGCGTGGGAACGCTTTACCTAAATTAGAAATCACTGCAGCCAATACATCTGCGATAGAATTAGATTTACACCACACGTTGCCATTTAATAGCATTGTGCGTGCCTCATCTGCAACGGCACCAGCTTTTAGGCTATCTAACCATTCTTGCTGACTGCCTTTAAAGCCATTTAGTTGTGCAATATCATATGCACTTAAACCGTCAGTACCATTGCGACCGTCTTGACCGTCTTGACCGTCTTCACCTTTAATGCCCGGAATACTTACATTTACATTTAAAGGCTTTTCGCCTAAAGTAACCAAAATTTCTTGAAGTGTTTTTGTTTCTGCCATGATTTTTGCTCCTTTATTTAATGCATAGATACATCATGAATAATAGTAATTTCGCCCATAATTAGCTTATATGTACGTTCTTCTAAGATTAAGAATACGTCATACTGAGCCTTGTTATAGGCTTTATCAATGCTTAATGTGCTGTCTTTTGGAATAGTAACGTAAATAGTTTGCCCATTCACGCTTGTTTCAGCCTCACAAAGCACCTTGCCTTGTTTAGTACGGACCTTACATACGGCACTAGCGTTATTTAGGCTTATATCATCAACAATGGTATATGCCCTCCGCCAATCTTCCCCAACGTGTAAAGTCTCGTTTTCACGTCTTACAAGATCCATTAATAACCCCCTTACCAGAATGAAATGATAAGTAAATCAGCCTCGCCATAATAACCGAATTGGCCAGAATTGTGAAAGAAATAGAAATAACCCTCTTTAGTTATTCCACAACCCCTGAACCATTTACTGTTCATACTTGCACCAGTGGCACTGTTTTGAGGATAACCTCGGCCGTGTGAGAAAGTGCCTCCGACTGGAGCGTCGTTGTTAGGATAGAACACTCGATTTTGCAACGGTTCGCCATGTAACCAATGTCCACCCTCTAAATCGTCTATTTTACCGCCACCCGGCCTATTATTCCAATACGTAGAGTATTGATTGTTAAAGTCGTGAATTTTATTCATATCGCTGTCGTTAAAATAACGACCTCTGATAGAATAAGCTGCCTCGGCTTTCATTTTGACATTCGTCAGATAATATAAACATCGCTCATAGTTATATCCGGCTGGTAATGCAATTTTCTGTCCGCTAACAACATGTAAGCTCATGAAATTAGTGTTCTTTAGTGGTTCGCCATTAGCATATACGCTATTGGCGTCAATTCTTGAACCAGTAATGTTTACGCCCCTAATATTACCGTTAGCGTCAACGCTAAATGTATTAGATGCATTTTTAATAACTGTACCGGTGATTGTACCGCCTCTTAGATCACCAACATTTGCAGAAATAGCCGCTAGATTATCAACGCTAATCTTATCAGCAGTAACCGCATTTGCCTGTATCATTCTACGAGCTATTACATTATCGTCAAATACAGTCTGCCCAGTAACATGTAAAAGTTTACCGTCAATCTTAGTGCCTGCTGGCGTAAGATTAATACGGCTTACAATTTCACGTCCGTCTAAGCTATTAATAGCTTGCGTTACTTTTAATTCGAGCCCTTTGGATATTTGAGTTATTTGTGTAGCGGTATTTGCATTTAGATCAGTAACGGTTCGTTGGAACGCATTAGCTTGGTCGATTAATTTACTATTAAAGCCTTTAACATCGGCTTTTACTGTGCCAACCTCAGTTGTTAAAGCCTTAACGGCCTTATCCATATCGGCTATGCCTAAAGCCTCCATATCAAGTAGTTTACTGTCTATTTTAGCTTTAACAGTAGCAGATATGGCGTCAGTTCTTGGCCCCTCACCAAAGATATCGACATAAGCCACTTTAACGGAATATACTCCGGCCTCTAAAGGAATGTTCATTACATTCGTTGATGTGAAATATACAGTATTATCAACGTAGACATTAGCACCCTTGCAACCGGCTGGAATAGATTGGAATATAACCCCTACGCCATTTAGATTGCCACTAACGTTAACGTTAGTCGGTTTAGGTGGAGCAGGCACGTTGTAAGTCAATTCGGCAGGTGCTCCATAGCCTTTTGATGGGTTATGTGCATACAAATAGACTTTGCCAGTTCGCTCACGTAGCATGCCACTATAAGTAGTGTTATTGCTTTTACCAATCAAGCCATCGTTCTGCCCTGTCCTTGTATCAAGTCGCAACTCATAGAAATCTATGTCAGCATTACGAACTTCAAGCCAGTTAAAATTGGCTTTATCACTGAATGTAATAGAAAAGCCTTGCGGAGCATTCGGAACTTCCGTTTTCATGGCTACAGTGATTGACTTTGTAACCCCTTGCGAAGTATTTCCATGTACGTCCTTAACAATGGCTTTTACTTCGTAAGTATGTCCAAGCTCGCAACCACTAATAGAGATTTGTCCATTACCATTACCGCCATACTTCCAAGCGGAATTGCCCTCACGATACCAAAGCTCGACAGTATCAAAGCTATTAATTTGAGGTGTATCAAATTGAGCTACCACATCAAAGGATAATACCCCATTGCCTATTTTGTAGTACTTAGTGAATAGGGTTAAATTATTCACTTCTGGGATATAATAAGGTACTATCTTATACTGATACTCCCTTACCTCATCAAGCCCCTGTTCGTTACTTCCAAATACATTTAACGAAGTGAACTTGAGATATACCGTCTTGTTAATATCCTCTTTACGATATGGATAATGGAATAAAGCCTCGTCAACTCTGACAAACCTTTCATTTGCACCATGATTAATAGCATTAGTTCCATATTGGCCACGAACTAAACCTCCCAACGTATACCAATTATCCGGATGAGTTTCTACAGTTTCATAGCTCAATGCCTCGCCATTTATCCAACATAATGTGTTGGCACGTTCAGCATCGACATGGGTTCCACTTTTTAAAACACCTTGATTGAGTATCACGTTACAGAAATTGCCATTTTGAGCAAAGCCGTATTTCAATTTCCCCATTCTAGCTTGTTGAGTAATGGATCCTATACGTCGATAATTTTCGCCTGTGTCAGATACCCATACGGAGCAACCGCCCCAACCGCTCGGAGCATTAACCCCAACGAATATTTGATTGCCACCAACATCGCCAACGGTTTGGAATATCGCCACATCATTTACACTTGGTGCAGCTTGGTTATAATCAATAAAAGGTCGCTCGTTCTCATGCACGTTGTATTTAGCCGGAGCATACGTGCCGGGCGGTTTGCCCTCGGCTGTTATTTCTAACTGTCCGTCTGCAGCCTCAGATACAGAAGTTATAACGACTATCTGTTTATTTAGGCCACATAATTCGTCAGTAAGTGTAACAAGGTCGCCCGGTTCTAACCTACAGAAAGCCCAGTCAAGACGGAACGTATACTGATTTTTAGCATATAGCCGTTTCATGGCTAATTGTTCAGCATAGTATTGAGCCCTCGCCTTAGTATACAGATAATGTGCAGACTTCTTGGAGGCTGGCTTTAAACCATTTTTTTGCACATCGGCTACAATCTCAAAAGCGACTGTCTCTTTCTCGTAACCATTCGCACGATTAATAAATTCAACAGTAGCTTGATTATAACTTTCTGAACTGTCTTTTCTCTTATACACAACTAACTGCCCATCGCTAGCCGGAATAAGATCATCAGCATTTAAGTTATATTGAATTTGATTGTATGGGCTCCATGTGCCAATAGGTTTATCGGCTAATGGTACGATTTTAAGCCTATCTGTAGACCAAAAGACCAAACTATTTGTAATTTCAGCTATATCATTAATTACAGTTTGAGCCTTTGAGCTTTTACTATCTGGCGGTGTACTAATAAGAATGTCAGCTGCCTTGCAATATTCCCTGTAGTGTTCCAAACCGTCAATATTAACATCGTCAATGCCTATGGACTTTAACACATACACAATATAATCGGCTGGGTTAACGTCTACACCGTCGCCAGTTTCTAGCAATTTCCCTTTTATTTCAAAGTTGTATTGCGGTAAACTTCCTCGTTCGCCTAAATCGACTACACCGGCCATATATGCCAAGCCACTGTAAGGCAACGCCTTTTCCGGATGCTTAGAGATTACGTAAGGCCACGGAGCTTGTCCATAATCACCTTTATAGGCAGTAAGCTCAATCTTTTCATTCGGATAGTCGTATATTTCCTTATCTCGCCAGACTTTGCCTATGCCCTGAATAGGGCCCTCACATAAGCCAATAGCACATGCCACTGTATATGTGTAGGTTATTTCAGTATGCTTAGAGCCACCACCCTTGCCAGTTCGTGTAGTGGTTTTGTGTTCATGAGGGGTAAAGTCATCGTAATAAATAATATTGCCACTCAATCGTGTAGTGCCTAGTACTTCTGGAACTACTTCACCATAAGAGGCGGTATTTATCATGAAGTCGGAAATCATATCAGCACGATTGGTCGTATTCCGTCCTCTAAATAGAAAACCCATTATTTACCCCCTTTCCTAAATCTGTAAACCGCACGTAAGCGACTTTTGCCCTTAGCGTCATAGAATAATACATCATCAATAGATGAATAGATAACGCCTAGATCAACAAACGCATGTACAACTAAATTATTGCCAACATAGATTGCACCATGAGAAATGCAACGTCCATATTGGTATAGTAGAAAATCACCGATACGAATATCATCAATAGGAACTTCGTCAGCTACTTTTTGAACGTACTTTAGGTACTTTTCTTCACTACGATGTAAATGCCATTCGTTAGAATAATTTTCTATTTCTAGCTCATCACGTTTCATTAGGCCACTATCAACCACTGCAGCAACTAACAAATAGGAGCAATCGACGCCAACACCATGAACCATAGTATTGTTTTGATACGGTGTGCCTATCCACTTTTTTGCAGCATCGGCAATCATTTCACCTGTTGTCAATTTCATCGTATCGTCTCCTTTAACGGAACATAAGGAGTTGCCCTGTTCCTACTAAAATTATTGAATTTAGCCTTGCAAGTTGCAGGTGTTTTATCGCAACCCGGATATATATAAGCCACATCGCCAACATTAGGTGTTGTATTTGTAGCACTCATATAAATAATTGAGTTTGTAGCACTATCCATAATTTGAGTTGCTTGCCCTGATAGTGGTCCGCTTATCCATTCCATACCGCCGGCAGTATAAAAGCCGTTTTCAAACGAAGTATCGACTTGCACGTTATTAGTACCTATTACAGCGGTAACAGTAACACGCTTACGATATTTGGTAATATCAACGCCACACTCTTTGGAATATACAGAATAAGGACATTGCGGATAGTATCGTCTATTCGGATATTCAATATTAAGCCTTTGGACTACAGATTTTGCATTTATCTTTAACGCAAAGCCACCGCCTTGACTAACCTCACAAATACCCTTGAATAGATCAATACATTCGATTACGTTCCCTTTATCGTCAAAGAAAGCACGCCTCAAATTTAACGTAGCACCGTCTAAGCCACCATTATGGGCAACAGTTAAAACAGGAACACCACCAATTTGGTCGGACTGATTAGCAGTTATTGTTACGTTCAACTTATCAACGCTAACAGTACTGGTTGTAGAAATCTTCTCACGCACAATAATTGGCCCATCGCCCTTGTATGTGTTTCCTCCATAACTAACATCAATGTCAGTATCGGCCCAGTAGTAAGAAATGCCACTTTTAAGCCTTAACTCGTACAAGTCGCAAGATACAAATGTCTGTGAGTTGCTTAAATGAACGCTTAAAGCCTCGCTAACTTGTTTCATTTATAATCACCTCAC